ACGGAAAATCAGCGCTTATAGCCGGTTTGGTTTTAGCGCATCTCGTTGGACCGGAAGCAAAGCAAAATTCGCAGATAATAAGTGGCGCTCGTAGCCGCGATCAAGCAAGTTTAGTTTTCAAGCTAGCTGAAAAAATGGTGAGGCTCTCACCGGAGCTAAATAAAATAGTTCGGGTTGTTCCGTCGCAGAAGCAACTTATCGGTCTTATTTGCAACGTAGAGTATAAAGCTATTTCTGCGGATAGCTCTACGGCTCACGGCATGAGCCCTATTTTAGCTATTATAGACGAGGCCGGTCAGGTTAGAGGTCCGACGGATGCGTTTATAGAGGCGGTCGAAACCGCACAAGGCGCGCATGATAACCCTTTGCTAGTAGCAATTAGCACACAAGCGGCAACAGACGGCGATATGTTTAGTATTTGGCTAGATGACGCCGAAAATGCTAAAGATCCGCGCATTGTATCGCATTTGTATACCGCGCCTAAAGATTGTCGGGTTTTAGATAAAAAAGCTTGGAAAAAAGCTAATCCGGCTATGGGAGAGTTTAGATCTACTCAGGATATAGCCGATTTTGCCGCACAAGCGCACCGTCTACCGGCGAAAGCCAATTCTTTCCGTTGGTTGTACCTAAATCAGCGAATTGAAGCACACGCGCCGTTTTTAACGCGCGCAGAATGGGAAAGTTGTAACGCCAAGCCCGAAATAGAAGAAGGTGACGTATGTTTTGCCGGTTTAGACCTATCGGCCTCTAGAGACCTTACCGCGTTAGTCCTTGTTTTTCCTAAAGGCGATGAACTTCATGTGCAGCCTCATTTCTGGCTTCCGAGCGATGGCCTGTTAGATAAGGCTCAAGCGGAAAAAGTACCGTGGGATATATGGCGCGATCAAGGTTATTTAAAAACAATAGATGGGCCGGTAATTAATCCGGCAGTTGTTGCGGAGTTTGTTGCCGAAACGAGTCAGGTTTATAACCTACAACTTTTAGCATTTGACCGGTGGCGTATTAACGATTTTACGCGAGAACTTGATAACATTGGCGTTCATATAAATATGCAGCCATTTGGTCAGGGCTTTAAGGATATGAGTCCGGCTATTGATAAATTAGAGCGTTTTGTAGTCGATAAAAAAATACGACATGGCGACCACCCTATTTTGAATATGAATGCTTCCGGTGCGGTAACGCAGCAAGACCCTGCCGGAAACCGAAAATTACACAAAGCTAAGAGTTATTCAAAAATTGACGGTTTAGTTGCCCTATCGATGGCTCTCGGCGTCATAAATAACGACGATTTAATCCAACATACCAGTCCGTGGGACGATCCTAATTACAAACTCGCAGTATAGGAACAAAAATGGGAATATTTGATATTTTTCTACAAAAAGAGGCGCGTTCTCTAGAAAACCCTAATGTGCCTGTCTCTAGCGACAACTTTTTGCAAATGATGGGATGGGGTGGCGAAACCTCAGAGGCCGGAGTAGCAGTAAGTATTGATAATGCGCTTGGTGTTCCCAGTATATGGGCTGCGGTAAATTTTATATCCGGCACACTCGCAAGTTTGCCTTTAGAGGTTCACGAAAATGGCGAAAAAGTAACCGACGGCATAGGTGGTTGGATTAATAGGGCTGTAAACCCTAGTGTAAGTAGTTTTCAGTGGCGTAAGTACTCATTTGAGCAAGTTTTAACCGGCGGCAGATCCGTTACGTTAATTGTCAAAAACGGTCGTGGTGACGTAACCGACCTAGTGCCGATAGATCCCTCGAATTTGCACGTCCATGAGTCAAAAACCGAAGATTTTCCGACTAAAACCTACCGTACTAAAAATCAAGTATACGCCGCAGCCGAGGTCATAGACCTAACCTATATGGTGAAACATAATATGCTTGATATTCGCGGTCCTATTATGACGAATAAAGATATAGTCGGACTAGCAATCGCAGCCACGAGGTACGGTTCTAAATCGTTTCAGTCGGGCGGTATTCCTCCCGCCGTCCTTCAAGGTCCATTCCAGTCCGGCGTGGCTGCAACTAGAGCGTCAGAAGATGTAGCCTCTGCCACTGCTAAATTAGCGCGCGAGGGTCGTAGCGTATTAGCACTACCGGCAGGGCACGAATTAAAGTCGGTAGGGTTTAGTCCCGACGATATGCAACTGATTGAACTTCAAAGATTTTGTATAGAGCAGATTGCACGTATCTATTCCCTACCGCCAGTATTTTTACAAGATTTAAGTAATGGGACGTATTCTAATACAGAACAGCAAGACTTGCATTTTGTAAAACATACTTTGCGCCGGTGGATAGAACAAACCGAGCAAGAGATGAATTTAAAGCTATTTGGTAGGGAAAGCACCAGAGAAATACGTTTTAACGTAGACTCACTACTTCGCGGCGATCTGAAAACTAGAATGGAAGCCCACGCGACTTCTATCCAAAACGGAATCAAGACTCCTAACGAGGTGCGCGAGATCGAAGGTTTAGATCCGCAAGAGGCCGGTGATGATTTAATGATACAAGGCGCTACAGTGCCTATCTCGGTTCAATCGGGTGGTTAAACCTACGGAGTCGATGCGTAATAATGCGCGTCGAGGTTTAGAATTACGAAAAGAATGGAAACGAGGCGGAACGGATGCCGGCGTAAGACGCGCTCGGCAGATTGCTGCCGGTGGGGATCTCTCACAAGCAACCATTAGAAATATGAAAGCATTTTTTGCGCGTTTTGGTGCAAATTTTGACCGCGATTACAACAAAGAGCAACCCGATGGCGGACCGTCGGCTTTTAAGATCGCGTGGCTACTTTGGGGAGGTTCGAGCGCCCGAAGTTGGGCAAACAAATACGCAAACACAGATGAGGATAGGTCTATGATCAACAGGGCTGCACCTGATGCATTGAGCGTCGGCGATTTTGTAACGTGGGACTCGTCCGGCGGTCGGGTTTACGGAAAAATTCGTAGAATACGTCGTGACGGCAGTATTAACGTTCCTGATAGCGATTTTACAATAACCGGAACGGAAGACGATCCGGCTGCGTTAATTATGGTTTATCGTGAGTCAGACGATGGTTGGAGTCCCTCCGGCACGTTAGTCGGTCATAAATTTTCTACTTTAACCAAAGTAGCAGAGCGCTCTGAGCGTCATATCCAAAAAATAGAAGAAACCGAAACCCAGATAATTATCACTTTTGGCAAATCGGATGAATACCAAGAACCAGATGAGGTTGACATGGAACTAGACGAGGCCGGTTACGGTAAAGATAAAGACAAAGACAAGTATCGGCGTGAGGCACGTCCCTCAAGTGGTTTAGAAATACGTGAAGCAGACGACGGCAGTATTAACGTCGAAGGTTATGCAGCAGTCTTTGATTCAGAAACCGTAATAGGAGGAAAATGGCGTGAAAGCATCGCGCGCGGAGCGTTTACGGATGCTGTGCAACGCGATGACGTAGTTTTTCTGATAAATCACGCCGGTTTACCACTCGCACGTACTAGATCCGGTACGTTAGAACTTTCGGAAGATGATAAGGGCTTGAAAATACGAGCTAGCTTAGACCCCTCCGATCCCGATGTTCGAAGTATTGTCCCAAAAATGAAGAGGGGCGATCTGGACAAAATGTCGTTTGCCTTCGTGCCGACCCGTCAGAAATGGACCGATGCGGAAGATATGCCGCAAAGAACCATTACCGAGGCGGAGCTTCATGACGTGAGTATCGTGACGACACCGGCCTATGAAGCGACTTCTATAGGGTTAAGAAGCGCGCTTGATAGTCTGGAGCAGCACCGAAAACGACAAAAACGTAGCCAAGCCGCAAGACGCTTGCGGATGAAGGCAAAAACTCTCCCCCGATAGAAAGGAAACATTATGTCAAATATTAGGGATATGCACGAAGAGCTAGCAAAAATTGCTACTCAAGCGCGCGCTAAACTAGACGAAATTGTAGATGACACTCCAGAGGAGCGCGCTGCGGAAATAGAGGCTGACTTTGATAAAATCATGCAGTCTCACGATAAATTGAAAGATCGTGTAACACGCGAGGAAAGAGTGAAGGCAGCTCAAGAAGCTATTATCAAGCCTGACACCTCTAAGCTACCAGAAGTAGAAGATCGTAGTGCGCCGGCAGTAGACGCAGGGCAGACTATGGAATACCGACAAGCTTTTGCAGAAATGATTGCAAACG